GGTTTAGTGTTCATTTTGTTAACACCTGTATTTTTTTTGAATTTTCGTTTTGATGAGCCTTTGCTCATTTTGTAACGTTTTCCCATGAGTTCCTCCTGGTTGTTTGATTATTATAATAATCTTTTTTTTAGCTTTGTAAAGCTAGGATTGACACTTTTTTATAAAAAGGTGTCAGTCCGGACAGTTATATCAAGTTGTTTGATGTCCGGATTCGGCTTTTGTTGCCTCAGGCTTCGCCCTAGTTTGTCTCCCGACGGGGAACCGCGAAGGGCAATAATCAGAGATTATCACCCGTAGCGGTTTGTATTACGTTCTATTGAACGTTTATTTATTTTAGATAGCCTATAGGCTCTTTTGCTTTAACGCTGCGCTAACGCAATAGAGCCTGTTTAGGCTTATTTTTTATTTTTTGTTTAATGTTATTAAAAAGGCTCCCGAAGGAGCCTTAATATTAACCGGCCTCGCCTGGAGGCGGGGGAGTCTCCGGTTGATTTGTTACCACAACCTCTATGGGTTGTGGTGTTTCTGGTGCATTTGCAAGGCCCCAGTCTATGAGTTGTTGTTGATTTTCGCCATTATGGATGAAATCCATAAATTTGGCGGGATCGTTATCAAATTGTTTGCGTATCTCTGATGGTATGCTGGAGAATGAATCCTTAGCTTTAAGGATCATGTTCATTGTTTCTTGAAAGTCATTGTTAGGATTATCATCATATTTGAATTGCTGCAATGCAGCAGTTTTAGCTATTAGATCCATGCCATGACGTTTGACGATATTGTTTATATTTACTTCGTCTTTATGTGATTGTTCGACTCGAATTACCTCGTCTTCTGGAATTGTTAGTTTTACACGTTTGCGAATTACTTCGCCATTTTCGTTTGTTTTATAGAATGACATATTATTTACCTATTGGTGTGAAGGGTGTGGACATACCCTTATTTAGTAATTTTCCTATTCTTTCTGTTGCGTCAAAAGTTTTTGAACCTAAAGCTTTGCCGACATCTTCTGTTTTTTTCTTAAGATCATAAGCTGATGAGCCTAGCCATTTACCTACTTTTTCAGACACTCCTTTTAAGTCGTTAATTGTTGAATCTGCCTGGTTTGCTATATTTGCAACTGGTTTACCTATGTTTACATTTTGTGCTACGTTTTTAGTATCAACCGACGTTTTTTGTACGTCTGCAACTTGTTGTGCAATTTGGAGTGCACTACTTAGTTGTGAGGCTCCTGATGGCTTTTGCTGCATTGTTGCTCCTGCTGCATTTGCTTTTGCTGTTGCTCCCTGTGAACCTGCTGCTGCTGCGCCTGCTGGTGAAGATGCGTCGAATTTACCTGCCAGTATCGGGTTTATCCCTGATGCTTTTAAATCAGCCATTCTTCTTGATACGGCTGAGTTAGACATGCGTTCTTGAAATCCAAGTTGTTTTTGTATTTCTGCTGATTGGAATGCTCTGTTTTTTTCTGCCTCCGTCATTGAAAAGTCACGTGCTTTTCCTGCTTCAGCTGCTTCGAATACATTACGAGCCGAGGCGATATCCTTATTCGCCTGGTTCATTTCTTCTACCTGTGTTACTCCTGAGAAGTCATCCCATATTGAACCAACATCAAGACCACCTGTAAATGGGTTTAAATTATCTAATGATAAACTTGGCATTGTTTTCTCCTAGAAATGATCAATCATGCCTGGTACACCAAATGTTGGCATAGGACGTGCACATTTGAGATTAATGTAAGTATCGACTATAAAATGTGGCTCTGTATTTACCTGTATACATCTGTCTATTGGTGGGTTTTCTTCAATAAATGTTTGTCCTAATGTTGGTAGTGTTGCAAAGTCCTGTGATAAATGCCATGCATCTAGTGAACTGGTCGCTTGTGATTGGAATAATGCTGAAATTTGCGATGGTTTATAACGGTATTCTGCATATCTTTCCTGATATCCAAATACTAAGTCATCGTTTGCAGTACCATCGCAATATATTTCCTTGTTAAGAATTTCCTGTTCGCCAAGATGAGCGAGTGAAGGCCAGTATATATCGTAACGAGTTGATTTAGATAGTTCACGACGTAGACCTTTTTGATATGTTAAGTCGGCTCGTACAGACATTAATCCCATGACTATTCCATGTTCAACGAATGATTTTGAAAAGCCATGACCTGACACTGACGCTGTACCGATAGCTGCTAGATCGCCAACGCCTGTTGCTGATCCGTTTGTTGTACCTGCTTGTTGTGTTATGGGAGAAATATTAATAGGAGAAGAACCGCCACCGATATATTCAGGGCGATAGCTAACGTCATAGAAATTAACACCAAAGTGATTTCGAACCAGTTCACTGTAACGTGTACCTCCTCGGGCGTCGCGTTCTAGTAGTTTTTGTACCTGGAATGCTTCACGTAGATCATTGATTGTTGCAGCTGTTGCTGATGATAAGTCTGCTTGAAGATTAGTTGTTCCCCAATCTAGTGTATTTACTGTTGCTGATGGAGTAGGATGCCATTCCACATTGTCTGATGATGCTGTTGATGCTAATGCATGATTACCCGAAGTAGGTACGTTAAATGTCGGTGCACCTATGCCATCAACTGGTGCTGATGTTCCTAATGGTAACGATACGGCTGTACCTTTTTGAGGCCAGGGTAATGCTGATGTAAAGTAATCATGGCGTTTTCCTCGTCGTTGTAAATAATGCTGATCTGCTGCTGTTGCCTGATTATCTGGCCCATCGTCAACGACTAATCCTCCATCTATAGAATCTATTAAGTTTTGATCGCGGAACCATTCATTGTATATACGTGAATAAGCTCTAAATGGTAATGCTGATATATCAACAAGATCAGGATATATTCCATCTGGAACACCCATATAGTTCAATAATGCTTCTATTCTCTTTGCGGTTGTGTCAAATTCCATATCTGCTTCGGAAGTGTACGATGCACCGCCAGATAATACCGGGATCTGATAATCTATTGAATCACCTGGATCAGTTTGTTCACCGAAGAATTTTTTACTGTTATCCCAAATAAGTCGATACGGCACAAAGAAGAAATGGGTATCTATGAACATGTTGTCCATTATCGGGAATAGTGGAGTTGCTAGGCGTGCAAATGCTGTTGTTTGTAGATTGAATGTATCACCTGGTAATACGTCATCCCAATAGAAAGGTACGAGCCAACCGGCATCCATTGTGAATTTGTGACCATGTGATCTATCAAATTGTGAGCGAGGTGCCTGAATAGATGGTGCCTGACTAAAGTTGTGTGTCATTACTGATTGCATTTGTGGTTCTCCAATGTTGTCCAGGGTAATTTATAACTGTTATCGTATGTATCGTGTATGAATTGCCAAAGTGTATGTTCTAATAAGTAAGCTAATATTATCTGATCTGATTCTGTTATGTTATCAAATTGATTTTGTATTTCTCTAAATAATTCATTTGTATATATATTCATTTGGACTCTCAAATAAGTGAGCCGGGGAATAACCCCCGGCTTTATAAGTTATATACCGCTTTGTTTTTTTAGTGCTTCGTGTTTTGCAAGATCATCTAGCTGTTGTTGTTCAGATATAGAGGTTACATTATTTGTCTTAATCTCAAATCCTGAACGTAGTTTTTTAGGGTTTTTGTCGGCCGTTATTGAGCCGGAATTATCGTCGAATCCACCTATGTGATAAAGGGTGTAATCATCTTTGTTTTTGTTATCTTCTAATGATTGAGAGAATGCGCGTATTGCTGATGCGTCATTAATATCAGAGAAAGGTTTGTTAAATACTTCTGCGACATTATCGTAGATTGAATATAAGTTTAAGAACATTATAGACTCCTTTTGAGTTGATTAAATTGGGCCTTCTTTACTTTTTCACGTGCTGATAGAGCGGGGCCCGTATTCTCTATTTGCATGATTTCTTGTGATAGAGCTCTGCCTGCTTTTATGTCGTCGTACATATCTGGGTCAATATTCTGGAGGTAAGTATCGTAGTATTTTGGTGGTTGCATACGCATTCCTCTGATTGTAGTAAAGTCTTTAGGGTATACGTCTCGTGTATAATTAGCAATCCAATTATGACCAATGCCAGGACGACGGGACATCGTGGAGTATTCAGGCAATACTGAAATGATCTCGCCAGTGTAATCATTAATTCTTTCATACGGTTTTAGACCTGTTTTTTTGTTTACCTGGTCTTTTAGTGGGCCGTTGAGTTTTTTCATGCAATATCTGGCTACATAGCCTGCTGATTCGAATGATACAGTACCTATTGTTACGAATCCTTTTTTCCATATTTTTTCGAGAGTCGGGCTTGAGTATATAGGCTCGCCGCTAGGAGAGTCGAATAGATAGACCCAATCGTTGAAATTGAACCCGAATATAATAGCATGGTAGTGAGGTCTGTTTGTGTTATCTCCATACTCTCCGCAATGATAGTATCTAAGTTTTTTGTTATTAGCATGTTTTCTTAGTCTCTTTATGAATTTCTGAAAATCCGATTTAAGAAGTGAGCCGTCCGGCGGTATATTTTCGTCATTATATGTGAGTGTAATAAAGATGTTATCTTCGTGAGTGCTTGCTTCGTGAACGATTCGCATTGCCCATTGTCGGGATCGTTCAAGTCTGCATCCAATACATTGTCCACAGGGTAGCTTGAGCGGGTCTCCGTTGTTTTTTTCATCAAAACGTATTTGTCCTTGGCTATCGCGATAGGCCGTTAAAGGATGAAAGCACGCCATTCATTTATAAACGTGTTCCGCCACGCATAG